ATCCTTATAATTATAAGTAAATTTCTCTTCTTCCGTTTCTTCCTCCTTTGCTTCCTCCTTTGCTTCCTCAATTACATCACTTGAAGATGATGATGATGATTGTTCTTCCACAATAATATCTACATTACTGGGGATTTCTTCTTCTTCATCATCTTCAACAACTACCAAAGGAACCGGTTGCTTTGGTCTAATAACTACAAAAGGAACCTGTTGCTTTTTAGGTCTGCCCCTTTTAATTGCCTTTGGTGTAGTGTTTGAGTTTGCGTTTGAGTTTGCGTTCATTTTCCTTGCCTTGCTTTTGTTTTTTAACTTTAAGTTATGATAATATTTTAATATTACTGCCCTTTCACTTATTATAAAAAATCATTTCAATTTTTTTTTTTTACTATATAAAAATGAACTTACTAAAAATTTATAAAGTTGCTGTCATTTCTTTTGATTTATATTTTTCCATTTGGTTTTCTATATCGTCATCAATAACTGAAACCGCTTTTCTTCCCATAGGGTCTTTACTTAAAAAGAAATGTTTTAAAACATATTCATTTTTCTTAAAATCAACTTTTTCTCCCAAATCATCAAACAAGTCCATAAATGTATTAGCATCCGTTATCAGATGCCCACTTCTATATGGGCATTCATTTATAAAATGTAAAAATGCTAAACAATAATACCCACATACTTCACTCATTAAACTTTGAATGTTTTTTGTTGTATGACCAATCCCAATTCCAAAAGCATATTCAATTCTTTTTCTAACTATCTCCGGAGGTCCTACACCATAACTATCAAAGTAAATCGCCTCTTTATGTCCATTAGGGTATTCTGCTACTTGAAAGCATACCCAGTGAGACCCCTTATTTATATCTCCATCTCTATCTATAGCATCTTCCAAATTTACAACATAAGACTTATTTGGTTTTATTTTCAAAGGTATATCGCTCTTAAATCCAATCCACTCCAGAGGTATCCCCATTCTTCCACTTAACTCTTCCATTTGTCCATCGGTAAGCATTCTATATAATTAATGGATAAAATAAATTTTTATATTTATTCTTAATATAATCCATTTCCTTCAACTCCATATCTTTTAAGTTCAGCATAACTAGGAGGCAATTGAGTATGGAACATAAAGTTAGCGCTTCCATTTTGTGATTGTAAAGCAGGTGGTAATCCAGAGTTTCCTACACTCATTAAAGCACCTCTTCCCATAACACCTCTACCTCTCATAGATGAAGAAGCGTATAAACCTTCACCGCCTACAATATCAGATACTTTTGATTTAGTTGCTTTGACAGATGCTTTGGCAACTTTCTTAATTGTATCCAAAAAACCTTTTCCAGAAGCAGAACTAGATTTCTTATTTTGCTTATAGGTATCCATAGCAACTTTCATAGGGTTAAGGTCTTTCATTAACATTTTTGCTGGGTTCTCTTGATATTGAGTTGGTTTGGCAATATAACCTTTAGCAACTCTTTTAACAGCGCTAATTGCTGGCGCTGCTTCAGGTGCTGCTGCTAGCGCTGCTACTTCGGCAGCGTCCAAACCTTTTTCAAGTAATGGTTTTCCAATCTTTTCTGCTAAACCATAAACCAATTTTCTATTTTTCTTTCCAATATTTTTGGCAACAAATCGGTCAAATTGTTTTCCAAATATACCCTCTCCGGACATCTTATTAGCATTAATTTCAGCAGGAGATAATTGAATAATCGTTCCTTTTCCACTTCTAAAGCATTTGGAAATATTATTTAATCTTTCAGGTGAAACAATAAGATTTACTCCTTCACCTTCAATAGGAGGAGCAATACGGACTTTATGCCCATTTCTTAATCTACTTTGCTGTTTAGGACTAGCACTTACTTTAATAGGAGCATAACCAACTTCCATTTTATATTATTAACATAGAAAATAATATAAAATTTTAATGGAGTTTTCTAAACTATCATATCATACACTTTTGCTATTTGAGGTATTTTCCACTTAAACTCTGGCGCCAGAAAGCACATCAATTGAAACTTCCACACCATATTCAATAAAGCAATATAACACAATTTCTCTAGCACAACTATTCTGTCCCAAAATTTGAACAGATTTAGGGACGCTTTCTTCCACAGGAAGCATTCTAGAGCAATTAACATAGTAATAACAATAAGAATTCTCAAAGGCATATCTATCAACCAAAGAAGAAGTTAGACCATCTGTCAAGTCAGCATTAATAGCATTACAACCTTGTAATTGATTGAGGAACTGCTCGTATGAATAGCGCTGTGTGTTGTAAATCATATTCTGACCAGCAACAACCACATTGAAATTGGTAAGCAAGGCCATAGGTGAAGTTGGTCCGCAACCGGCAGGGTCAAAGGGTGATTGAAGAGGATTGAGACCAGCATTAGCAGACGCTGTATAGTAAGGTAGGACCAGCACACTCTTAATATTACTAATACCATTCGTTATAAGTTGATTTATTGCCCCTGAACCACCAGTAATAGCACCAGTTTGGTATTGGTAAATATCAGTATAAACAATTTTCTTTACTGGACTAGACATATAAGCAGTCTCGTAAATAGGATTGAAAGTGTATGCTGGAACATATAACTGGATGGAAGATGGGAAATTAGTAGTTAATGCTGAATGAGCAGAAGCAATAGGAGTTCTACCAACAGCAAGAGAAACAAGCATACTTGCTGCGGACACATTTAATGCTAAACCATCACTACCTGCGCTTTCACCAGTAGTTCCACCAGAAGCAGTTATAGTAGAAGCAATCATAATAGGAGATACACCACCAAGAGGACTATTAACAGAAATAGTAGTATTGTTATAACCATTATTAGTAGCAGCAACACCAGTGTATTGAACAGAGGTTTGATTTAAATTCAAAGTCATCTTCATAAATACACCTTTCAATAGAGGCACATTTTGGAAGAAGTTATGTAAATGTTTCAAGTGAATAATTGCCATAATAGAATATTGAATAGTTCCAATAGCAGCAGCAGCAGGATTTACTTTTCTATTAACATAAGACTTGTATTGAGCATCACAGGCAGTAGAAGTAAAAGTTGAACTATTAGCATCAGTAGAAGCAGAAGCGCCAGAAGCAGTCCCACCACCATTTGTTCCAGCAGGGTCATAAGCAATTGCTTGTTGGCGTTTTAATAAACCAAGATTACCAAAATCTCCTGAAGTATGCTGACCACTTACAATAGTAGGAGCAATATAATTAATGTTGTTAAATGTTCCAACACCACTTCTATTTAAACCAGAAGCAAGACCACCAGAACCTGGAGAGAAACCCCAAGAACTAGGAGTATCAGGGTAAAAACCCATAGTAGAACCATTTGTCAAAACATCTTGGTAGGACAAAGTAGTCATCAAGCGAAAAGTATTCCATAGACCTACAAAAGGGGTTTGCTGTATGATAGTAGTTCCGTTATAGTCTAGAGTAAAACTATGAACAATAGAACCAAACCAATTTTTAAGACCAAATACTAAATCAGCAGAAGTGGCAGCAGTGTCTGGTGCTACAAGAGGTGCTGCCACATTTACAGCACCATTAGTAGCAGTAAGAACCAAAGGAACTGCTAAATATGCTTCTCTGTAATTCATATACTTATTGGAGTTCGCTAATTGTGATGTATCAATAACAGACTGATTACCGCTATAAGAACCATTTTGATTGTCAAGAATGTTCAACCAGTCCTTCTTTACAAAAATTTGAGGAGTTCCCTCGCTCATAGACGCCATATCATAAACAAGTGTATCGCCTGACATTTTATAATATAAAGTTAGAAAAGAATATTATAAAAAATATCATAATTATCATTTTTACTAAAATGAATTAAAAATCTTTTTTCTAAAAATGAAGTTATAGGGAGAATGAAATATTATCTGCTTTTTTCTTATATTGTTTTAATTCCGGTTTTAATTGAAGTGATTGAAGGCGGTGTTCTATCATTCCTCCTAAACCAAGACCCATAGTATTTTTTGATGGTAATTTACGCCCTAAACCTTTCCCTTCTGTTGTATGTAAATAATCATTCATAGAAGTATAACTACTACCGCTACCTGGACCCCCCTTATTCAACAAAACAGAACCCATACCAGTCCCACTTTTTTTATGGATTACTACTTTACCTTGAATAGTATGAGGTCTAAATATTCTGCTTCCGTTAGGCATTATATATATATTAGAAATATAATATAAAATTTTTAAAAATTACTATTGAGTTTCTTTTTAATATTCCTTAATCTCATTAAAGCAGTTAAGATAGTATTAATTTGCGTCAATTGTTGAGATAATTTTTTGCTCTCATTTTCACCATTATCTGTCTTAATTTCCATCATTAATCTCATTTGCTCTTTTGAAAAATCATCCCACTTACTATTTAAATATTGCTCCGTAATGTCAGTATTCATTATAAATTATATAGATAAAATAATTTTTTATTTCCAACCGAAACCACTTCCTCCTAAAGACATTCTAGGATTATTAACAGCAGCGCTACGAGTTAAAAGTTGTTGTGATTGACTGCTTGATGTAGATGCTACACCTGCCCCTATATCTTCTACTAAATCATCCTTATCTCTTATACAACAAATAATAGTCATATTAGGGTCTTGAATACTGATGGGTTGAAAATTAGAACCTAGAAATTGAAGTGTGAGTTGATTATATGTTCCTGCTAAAAATTTATTGAAATTAAATTGCGCTGGACGCTCACTAATTAATTCACCAAAATCTACCATAGGAGAAAGCGAATATATAATGGTTGATGGATTAGAATACTTATTATCTATACCAGTGATTGCTATTAATAGATTTGGATTGGGTTGAACTTGTGGAGTTATGCTAGATAAAAATGATAGCGTTGTTCCAGCAGTTGATGCTGTAGTAGAAAATCCGGCAGCATAACCAACTATTAAATTAAAAGCGCTTGGAATAGTAATTATCATATTTGTGTTTGTTGCTGGAAGACCTGCTCCTCCAAAGTTTCCTGAAGGTTGTGTCCAACCGGCAGCAGTTGCTTGAGCAGTAGTAGGGATTGAAAAGGTGTTTATCTGAATTGAATAA